CAGCGATCCGTCTCACGAAGACGGAGCTTCGTCCGGGTACGGCGAACAACGACGTGAACGCGATCTTGACGACTGCAGGCGGCCTGCCTGAGGGCTACATGGTCAACGACTTCTTGACCTCGGCCCGAGCTTGGTTCCTGCTGACCAACATCGATGGTCTGTCGTACATGGACCGTGTGAGCTTCGAGACTGATATGCAAGTGGACTTTGTCACCGACAACCTGTTGGTCAAGGGCTACGAGCGTTACAGCTTCGGCTACTACAACTGGCGCTCGATCTTCGGATCGCTGCCCACGTAAAGGAGAACCATTATGGGTATCACTAATCTCAGCGGCCTCGAAGTCGCAGGCGTACCCACAATGGGCATGGCGGGAGCTCCGCTGTTCTCGGGTAGCTTTTATTTCGTTGACTACGTCAACGGCAATGACGGCAACCCGGGATCGGCGGACGAGCCCCTGAAGACGATCTATGCAGCTCACGCTTTGATGCAGGCAGGCAATAACGATGTCTGCGTCATTGTGGGCGATGGAACGACTGCTGGAACTCAACGCCTCTCCATTGCGAACGCACAAGTCGGCGATCCGGCTGCAACGGTGGGAACTCTAGTTTGGGATAAGGATGCATGCCATTTGATTGGTATGACCGCCCCCACTGGGATCTCGCCGCGTGCTCGGCTTGCTCCTGAAACCACTGCAACCCTGACCACTTTTGGCTCGGGAACCTTGGTGAGCGTAACGGCCAGCGGCTGTTACTTCTCCAACTTCCAAGCTTTTAGTGGGTATGCAACGGGTGGTGCCAACCAGCTCTGCTGGGTCGACACTGGAGATCGTAACTATTACTCCTATGTTCACTTTGCTGGCGCAGGTGACACAGCCTCTGCTCAGGCCACTACCAGCCGTTCGCTGGTTCTGGATGGCGCTCAAGAGAGCACGTTTGTTGGATGTACTTTTGGCGTGGACACTGTCCAGAAGACAGTCGCGAACTCAATTGTTGAATTTAAGAGCGGGGCAACTCGCAACAAGTTCATCAGTTGCGACTTTCAATGGTGGTCCAATTCTGCAACCACGCTTGTTCTCTCGGCGGCGGCGGCTTCCGCAATCGACCGTTGGAATAAGTTCGATAACTGTGCCTTCTTGGGCTTCGGCACTGACCTGACGGGTATCGCCTCCTTGGCGGCCTCGGCGGGCGGTACTTTGCTCATGAAGAGCTGCACGCTGGTCTCCGGTTCTTCAACCAACTGGGGCGTCGACGCTACGTCGCTGGCCCAGATTCGTGTTGATGGCGGAGCGCCGACCGCAGCTACCACCGGCATCGCCGTAGTGCCCACCTAAGGAGTAACTGAACATGAAAGGCAAGATGATGAAAGGCCGTTCCAAGCGCGCCACCGGCGGTGTCAACCAAGCCGCCGAGGACCTTGGTCGGAAAAACCTTCGATACACCTACCAGTCCAATGTCAACGATGCCGCTGAAGAGCGCAAGCGTGGCGGGAAGACGATGAAGAAGCACGCTGGCAAAGTGGACGGCAAGAAAGCCGACATGCATGCCGGTCGCAAGCCGCGTAAAAGCGGTGGCCGCGCCTCTTCGGATCAGAATCCGTTCACTTCTGCTCGCAAGGGCACGCCGCCGCCGGGCCGCACGCTCGATGGCAGCCTTGATTAATCTGGGCTGAAAAGGCAAAAAGAACGGGGGCCTCTGTGCCCCCGTTTTTCCTTGAGGAATTGCAAATGGCAAAGACTCCAGCATGGCAGCGCAAAGAGGGTCAGTCCTCAGAGGGCGGCCTAAACGAAAAGGGCCGCGCTTCGTTGCGCGCTCAAGGGCAAAACATTAAACGTCCGGTGACCTCTGGCGAGGCAAAGAAAAGCCCGGCAGCAGCCGCCAGACGCGACAATTTCAGAAGCCGGATGTGCGGCATGAAGGAAAAGCTGACGTCACCCAAGACGAAGCATGATCCGAATAGCCGAATCAATCTGGCCCTCAAACGTTGGGATGTTAAGTGCTAACATCTCGAAAACTTCATAGGTGAATCGCCATGACTCAACCTCTTTTTACTTCTGTCGGTCCGATTGAAGCCGCAAACGCTGATGCCATTTGTGAAGCTGAAACCCCGGATGCAGGCCCGATTGATCTTACTGGTAGTTCCGTGGTAGACGGCGTTGCTGTTCTTGATGCCCCTCGCCGAGTTGAAATTGACACCACGGGCGATGAATCTGCGGCAACTTTCGTAGTTACGGGCACTCTCTGGAATGGTCAAGTTTTTAGTGAATCAATCACTGGAATTCCTTCAGGGGGCACGGGTTCAACCACTCAAAGCTTTGCGACTGTTACCTCGGTCACGATAAGCGTCAATGCTAACGATTCAATTGTTGTTGGCACGAACGGCGTCGCTGATTCGCCTTGGCTTCGTCTTGACGACTATGCGCCTTCGCCGACTGGGGTGACTGTCGTTGTTGATGGCACTGTGAACTACGACGTTGAAATCTCGCAGGATGATCCTGATTCGTTCATCAGCCCGGTCCCCATTGGTGAGATGGTGTGGCTCGATGTTCTTGATGGGAACCTCGTCAATGAAACGACTAATAAGACGGGAGGCATTACGTTCACTCCGTGCTGGGTTCGTTTGACGCTCAACAGCGGTGATGGATCTGCTCGAATGACGGTGGTTCAGTCCGGCACAATTCCGAAGTAAGCGGAGGTCGTCATGGCTACCAGCGGCACCTACGCCTTTAATCCGTCTCTGGGTGAGATGACGCTTTATGCGTTCAATCTCTGTGGCATTCGAAATACCGCCCTCACTCAAGAGCACATGGAATCTGCTCGCATGGCGAGCAACATGCTGCTTGGTCGCTGGAGCAGTCAGGGCGTCAATCTTTGGTGTGTTGACCTTCAAACCATCAATTTGACTGCGGGTGTTTCGACATACTCTGTGCCGGCTAACACCATCGTCATGCTCGACGCCTACATGGTCGATAGCACCGTTTCATCTTCAAACGTTGATCGGCTAATCCTGCCCATCAGCAGAACTGAATACGCAAGCTACCCAAACAAGACCCAGCAGGGCTTTCCGACAACTTTTTGGTTCAATAGGTTGTTATCGCCTGAAGTCACGTTGTGGCCTGTTCCAGACGGCACTCAGCCTCAATTCAAGTATTACCGCGTGCGGCAAATTCAGGATTCTGAATTTATCAATGCCCAGCAAACTGAGATTCCGTACTACTTCCTTGAAGCGTTCACTTTTGGCCTTGCCGAAAGACTCGCCATGATGTGGGCTCCTGATAAAATTCAAATCTTGAAGCCTCTTGCTGATGAGTCTTATCAAATTGCTGCCAGCCAGAATATTGAAACCGCTCAGCAATACATCTCGCCCACGATCTCTAGCTACTATCAGGCCTGATCATGGGTTATGCATCCAGAGCAGGAAGAGCCAAAACAAACTCCGCAAACCCGCAAGCTCATGCGATTTGCGACCGTTGCGGCTTCCGGTACAACTGGGTGGATCTGAGTTGGCAGTTCGACTGGCGAGGCGCTCAGCTTGCCAACATCAGAATTTTGGTTTGCAGACCCTGCAAAGACACGCCGCAGCAACAGCTTCGGTCGATTGTGGTGCCGGCTGACCCGGTTCCGATCATCAATGCCAGAACACAAGACTTTGTGGCGGCTTCGATCAATTACTCGTCTGTATCAGGCGGCGGGACTGTAGATCCGGTGACGGGTATTCCAATTCCTCCCAGTGTGAATCTTTTGACTCAAGCTGGCGAGAACTCGACGACTCAGCCTTATGGTCCGCCGGTTGGGTTGACTCAAGCAGCGCAGATGCCGCTCAAGGGCACGCAAGCCTACGCCGTGCTTTTGCCCGTGATCTCGGTTACGTCAAACGGTTCAGACCAAATTACGGTTAATTGCTCTGCAGCCCATAACCTCACCACCAATGATCAAGTTTCGGTGCAGGGCCTTTCAAACAATAAACTGACCGGGTTTTACAGCGTCACGGTCACCACGGGGACGCAATTCACCTTCCAGTCCAATACGGCCACGCCAGTCGGGTCTTTGTATTTGCCGACTTCCCGCATCGTGACGGCTCAAGTTGGACTGCCGTATGGGTATACTAAAATTCCTCAGACAGGGATTTAGGCCATGGCAAACACAACCATTCCAAACCTTCCGCTTGCCATTGCCATCAACGGCACGGAGCAACTCGAGGCAGTCCAAGCAGGCACCTCGGTTCGAGTCACGTCTGCGCAGATTGCGGCTATCGGCGGAGCTACTGGCGCTACTGGCGCTACTGGCGCTACTGGCAATACCGGCCCCATTGGGCTGACTGGTGCAACCGGAGCTACAGGCGCTACCGGCGCCACAGGCGCTACGGGAGCCACTGGAGCAACTGGTCCTACAGGAGCCACAGGGGCCACAGGGCCTACAGGCGCTACGGGCGATACCGGTGCCACGGGCGCTACGGGAGCCACCGGTCCTACGGGCGCTACGGGCGCTACCGGCGCCACAGGGCCCACAGGCGCTACTGGCGACACCGGCGCTACTGGCGCCACTGGCCCGGGGACTGGCGACACCGGCGCTACTGGCCCTACGGGCGACACTGGGCCTACAGGGCCAACGGGCGCCACTGGAGCAACTGGACCTACAGGCCCTACAGGCGATACCGGCGCGACGGGCCCTACTGGTCCGGGCACCGGAGATACTGGCCCCACTGGCGATACCGGAGCTACTGGAGCTACTGGAGCTACAGGAGCTACAGGGCCTACGGGTGATACCGGAGCCACTGGGGCCACTGGGCCTACGGGCGCCACCGGAGCAACGGGAGATACTGGCGCTACCGGGCCTACTGGCGCGACAGGCGCGACAGGCGACACTGGGGCCACTGGACCGACTGGCGCGACCGGTGCGACTGGGGCTACGGGGCCCACAGGCGATACGGGCGCAACGGGGCCGACTGTTTATCCCGGCACTGGTGTGGCTGTTTCGGACGGCTCTGCTTGGATCACGTCTCTCACTGCGCCCACAGGTGCGCTCGTCGGCACCACAGACACGCAGACGCTGACCAACAAGCGCATCGATCCTCGGGTCAGCAGCACCGCGAGCATTGCCAGCCCGCTTGCTTGGGACAGTGACGACTTTGATGCCTATGCCGCAACGGCTCAGGCTGGCGCGCTGACGATCAATGCCGACTCGGGCACGCCGGTCAATGCGCAGAAGATCATCTTCCGTTTCTTGGACAACGGAACTGCTCGAGCTTTGACGTGGACTACGGGATCTTCAAAGTCTTTCCGAGCGGTTGGAATCACGCTGCCGACAACCACCACTATCAACAAAACGACATATGTCGGCTGCATTTACAATGCCGCTGCGGATCGCTGGGATGCCGTAGCGACAGTGACAGAAGCTTGATCGAGGTATGGTAAATGGCCACATATTATTGGGTTGGCGGCGCAGGGACATGGAACGGATCTAATACCGCGAACTGGTCTACGGGATCTGGTGGCGCGACTGGCGCTGGGCCGCCGCTGACTACGGACGACGTTATCTTTGATAATAACTCTGATTCCGGCTCAAATTTTACTGTTACGCTGACAGCCTCAGCATCCGTATGCAATAACTTTACCGTTGGAACCGGCGCATCTTTGCCAGATAAAATTATTACTTTTGGTACCGGCTCTACTAACGGTATTCAATGCTACGGTAACTTTACCGCCGCGAATTCGGCTAACAATGTTTTTACTTCTTGTAATGTTACGTTTAGAGCAACGACTACGGGAAAGACTGTCGATTTCGGAGCAAGAACGTATCTTGACATTACTGTCAATGGAGCGGGAGGAGAGTGGACGCAGCAAAGTGCGGTGACGCTATCTACTTCTTTTGGCGAATTTACATTAACAGCGGGAACATGGAAAACAAATAACAACAATATAACGGACGGCAATTGGAACATCTCTGGAACCTCAACTCGCACTATCGAATTAGGTTCATCTACGATTTCAGTTCGAGGGAATCTTACTAGTGAATTTAATGCTACAACAATTACGAATCTAACTTTTACCGCAGGAACATCAACAATAAATTTTGTAAGAGATACAAGTGAATTAGATTCTGGGGGGCTAACTTTTTATAATGTTGGTTATACAGCCACCGGTTCAGATACTTCATTTACAATCAATGGCGCAAATACTTTTAATAATTTAACCGTTACCGGTCCTAGTGCTACAGGACAGCAGACCATAGAGTTCGGTGGTAACTGTACGATAAATGGCACTTTAACCGTTTCTGGCGCAACCGCTATTAGGCGAGTCAGGATTGTTTCTGATGATTCCGATTTTGTTAGAACGTTAACCGTTAATTCTTGCTCTCCCTCCGATACAGATTTTAGAAATATAACAATTACGGGGACCGCTGCCCCGCTTACGGGAACTCGACTAGGTAATCTCGGCGGTTGTAGCGGGATAACCTTTACCGCCGCCGCGAATAAATATTGGAATCTTGCTGGTTCGCAATCATGGACTTCTACCGGTTGGGCGTTAACTGATACCGGAGCTCCGGCATTAAATAATTTTCCGTTACCACAAGACGATGTTTTCTTTACGAACGCAGGAGCGGCAGGGACCGTAAGCGTTACCACTGGTCCTTGGGCTTGTAATAACTTAGATTTAAGCGATCGAACTAGTGCCGCTACATTAACAATCACACTCCAAAGTTTATATGTAGTAGGAAATTTAACAATCGGCACCGGTATGACTGTCGGCGGAACCGGCGCTATTATCGATATGTGGAATGTTGACGGAGCGAATAGAACGATCACGACAAATGGCGTTAGCCTTAACTTAAATTTCGGTTTTAACTCTGCCGGTGGCGGTAAGGTTACGTTCGCAGATAACGTAACGACTACAAGATCTACAACTTTGCCTACTTCGGGGCACCTTCACCGACGAGGAATATTAGATCTTAACGGCAAGACGTGGAAAACGAATTCGCCTTATAATTTAAATTTTACAACTGTTCGCGAGCTCCAATGGGGCAATAACGCAGTAATAGAATTCACATCTAATGGAAATATATTCGATTTAAGTACAGCGACTAACTTTACCCAAGTATTAGGTACGGGAAATAAATTCGTTTGTAGTCAAAATACGTCAAGTTCTAGATCTTTTAATTTTCCTTCTACGTGGGGCGATTCCGACGTCGTAGATTTTGAAGTTACCGCAGGAACAGGTTCTGTGTCTGGCGGTTATTTTAAAAACGTTGATTTGCAAGGATTTGTAGGAAGCGCAAATGGTGGTGGACTTAATCAATGTTATATTCACGCAAATTTGAATGCGGGAACAACTTATGCCCCAGCCTCAAACGCATCTCAGGGATTTTTGTCCTTTAGAGGAACCGCTAACTCTACGGCTAACTTCGGAACCGCGAGTTTACAAAATAGTATTTTTATAGATAAAACCGCTGGCTCGTCGTTAACGCTTACTTCTGCTTTAACAACAAATAATACTTTTACTGCTAGAACCGGTACGTTTGATAGCGATGATTACGCTATTAGTTGTACCGTATTCGACGTCGAAGCAACGGGGACTAAAGTTCTAAATCTCGGAACTAGTACTATTACGCTTACTGGCAATACCTCTAATGTATTCGAATATAACGCGACCGGGACTACGTTTAACGCTTCTTCTTGTACGTGGGTCATCTCGTCAACTACTAACGACACTCGTACATTTGGAAACAGTAGCGTTACGATCCCTAACGTCGGGACTGTGCGTATCGGCGGCGGGTCGTCCACAGGAGAAATTAGACTCTACGGAAATATGACCGTAGGAAATATTGAGACGACGCGAACCGGCGCATGGCCGCTACAATTATTCAATGGAAATACGGTTACCTTCGATAACTTCTCGCTCTCAGGAACCGCCGGTAATTTAATTACACTTCGGTCGAGTAGTTCAGTTACAAAGGCTAACGTCGTTAAGAACGGCGGTAACGTCTGCGTCGACTATCTCTTCGTCAGCGATATCGCCGGAACTCCCGCCAATCGATGGTATGTTGGAGCAAACTCGACGGACAACGGCGATAATACCGGACTGATTTTTACGGCCTGCCCAGCGGCGGGAACCGGAAATTTTTTCCAGTTATTTTTCCCCTGAGGGTGATATGGCAGTCGATATTCAAGAGGTTAACGCCAAAGTGGACAGTCACATCGACGTTTGTGCAGTTCGCTATGAATCATTAAGCAAGCAATTTGATATCCAGATCACGGGTATCAATGGTCGACTCAAGAAGATTGAGAGAAATCTCAATTGGGGGATTGGTCTTGTCTTCAGTGCCATGGGCACAATTATTTTGTTATTACTTAACTACATCATGAGATAGGTATGCCTGTTAGCAGTACGAATGGTAAGCAAGAAATTCAGAGAATCGTTTCCACAGTCAAACACGAAAAGATGCTCGATATCGGGTGCGGAGTTGGCACGTATGCCAAGCTGTTCCCTGATGCTGAATGGACCGGCGTAGAGGTATGGGAACCTTACGTTGAGAAGTACAATCTCAACGAGCTGTATCAAACTTTGATCGTAGGGGATGCCAGAGAGTGGCAGCCCTTTGATCGTTACGATGTCGCCTTTGCCGGTGACGTCCTCGAGCACATGACGTATGACGAAGCGAAGGATCTCATTCGCAAGCTGCAGGATTGCGCCGAAACCGTTATTGCCAGCATTCCTATCGGCCACTGGCCTCAGGGCGAACACGAAGGCAACCCCTACGAGCGGCACGTCAAAGACAATTGGACTGACGAGGAAGCCCGTTCGCTTTTTGGCAGTCCCGTTCTAGGGAATGTCTACGGCGGAATCGGTGTTTATGCTTGGTCAAAAAGCGGCCAATTCTTTCAGGCCATTCCGCGCAAAATCCACATTGTTTGGATAGGCGATGAACTTAAACGCCCCGATGACTTAATCAAAACGTGGGCTGAAAAAAACCCGGGATGGCAAGTCCACGTCTGGGGCAATGAGGAATTGCATGCAACGGACTGGATAAATAGCGTCCACATCAAGACGTATCTCGAGCAGAAAAAGTACAACGGCGTCGCCGATATGATGCGGTACGAGATCCTGCACGCCCATGGCGGCTTTGCAGTGGATGCGGACAGCGAGTGCGTGAAGCCTCTCGAAGACTGGCTTTTCTGCGGTTCAGCCTGCGCCCCTTGGGAGAATGAAACAGCCAGACCCGGCATGATTGCCGTGGGGTATATGGCCTCGGTACCGGGCCACCCGTTTTTCAAGGCGGTCATCGATGCCATCAAGGATGATCCAACAGTCCCTGATGGACCGGCTTGGATTAAAACTGGACCTGTCATTTTCACAGAAGTTCACAAAAAGCATCCACAAGATTTCCACATCTGGCCCTCGTCTTACTTTATCCCCGAGCATTACACCGGCGTGAAGTACGAAGGCTCTGGGCCTATCTTTGCCCAACAAAAGTGGATGACGACGCTCAACACGTACCGCGAGAACATCAAGGTCGCGGTCTATGCCATTGCCAAAAACGAAGAGAAGCACGTCGAGCGGTTCATCAAATCAGCACAAGGCGCCGACTACATCATCATCGCGGACACCGGCAGCACCGATAGGACGGTCGAGATTGCGAAGGCCTGCGGGGCGACGGTCTACTCCATCAGCATTGATCCATGGCGGTTTGACCATGCCAGAAATGCGGCTCTTGCCTTGGTCCCAAAAGATGCCAAGGTCTGTATCCCCCTTGATTTGGACGAGGTGCTTGAGCCGGGCTGGCGAAAAGTAGTTGAGGAAATGTGGACGCCCGGTACGGGCAGGCTTAGGTATAAGCAAGACTGGAGCGGCGACCATATCTTCTATGGCGAGAAGATCCATGCTCGCAACAACTACGACTGGCGGTACCCGATTCACGAGTACATCATCCCCATCACGCCTGAGAAAATCGTTCGTTATGACGGCGTTTTAATTCGCCATGAGCCCGATATCAACAAGTCCCGGGGGCAGTATTTGCCTCTTTTGGAACAGGCGGTAAAAGAAAATCCGGCTTGCCACCGAATGGCGTACTACCACGCTCGAGAGCTGTTCTACTATGAGAAGTGGCAGGCCTGTATCGATGAAGCACAGAGGTATCTGGCTTTGCCAACTGCTTACTGGGACCACGAGCGAACGCACATGATGCGGATTTTGGGCAAGGCAAACAAAGCTCTTGATCGAGGTTTCGAGTCCCAGAGGTGGTTCCGTAGAGCTTGCGCCGAGATGCCCACAATTCGTGAGCCGTGGTGCGATTTGGCCCAAGCCTGTTACGAATGGGGTCTTTGGATCGAGTGCTATCATGCCTCGATGCATGCTTTGAACATTATGGATCGAGCGTATTTGCATACTTCGGACCCCGCCTGCTGGGGTGCTAAACCCCATGATTTGGCGAGCATCGCTGCGTGGAATTTGGGTTTTAAAGAGATTTCTAGAACCCAAGCCCGGCTGGCGCTTGAAAAGCAGCCAAGTGATGAAAGGCTGCAGAATAACTTGAGAATCGTGCAGGAAGCCTGCTAGTTAGTTATCATCCCCCCAAACATCTGCGTAGAGGGCGGTAATACCCCATGGCTGTCGCGACTACACCGCTGACTTATAACTCGTACGTGACGCAAATTGCGACCTTGGCCGTGGTCGACACCCAGACGGTTGGGGGCATTGTGGAGGGCGTAGATCAGGCATTTAATGACCTGATTCCACAGATGTTGAACTATGCCGAGCTGCGGATTCAGCGCGACCTTGACCTTCTGAACCTGAAGACGTCTCTGCCCATTACCTTCACTACCGGCGTCAACCTCCTGCAGATCAATACGGATGACTTTGTCACTCTGCAAACGGTCAACCTTTCTAGCGGCGGGGTCGGTTATACGCTCCTACCGACGACCGTAGAGTGGCTGCAGAACGTTTATAGCAGCACGGCAACGGCTGCCCGTGGCCGCCCACAATACTTTGCTATGTACGGCGGAGACAGAAATACCGGCGGCAACACGTCGATCAATATTCTCTTCGGCCCTTACAGCGATGCCAGCTATTCGGGCACCGCGACGGGCACGATTCGCATGCCCTCTCTGGCCAAGAACTCCGCAACACCTGTTCTGGCCGCTACGGCTTCGACCTTTATCAGCTCTTATTTGCCTGACCTTTTGATCATGGCAAGCATGATTTACATCAGCGCCTTCCAGAGAAACTTTGGCCGTCAGTCTGATGACCCGGCTATGGCGCAGAGCTACGAGAGTCAATATCAGGCCTTGTTACGCGGGGCTGTTGTTGAGGAATTCAGAAAGAAATTTGAGTCTGGAGCTTGGACGTCTTATAGCCCCACGCCAACTGCAAATCCCCCGAGATAATTCATGCCTCACGCATCAGTTAAATTAAAACCCGGCGTAGACCAGAACCAAACGCCGGCTTTGAACGAGGCCGGAATATCGGAATCCCAGTTCATTCGATTTATTTATGACCGTACAGGACTTGGTCTTGTTCAAAAACTAGGTGGATGGGTCAAGTTTTACCCCAATTACATGCCCTCTATCACAAGGGCTCTTTGGGCTTGGCAAGATACTGAGGCAAACAAGTACCTTGGCGTTGGTAATCAGAATGAGACCAACACGTACGAAGCAAGTCTTTATGCCATTCGAGACAATGGCCAAAAAGACATCACGCCAACTCGAAACGAAGACAATATTACGCCGGTTGTTGACACGACTGCTGGAAGCTCGATTGTTACCATTACCGATTCCACGCTTCAAAATCAAACAATCTACAACTCGGTCTATGTCGCCACGCCTATCAACATTGGCGGCTTGATCATTTATGGTCTTTATCAGTGTAACCCTGACAACTTCTTGTCTGCCACGGCCTATCACATCCAAGCTCGAGATGCCTTGGGCTCGCCAGTAGCAGCATTAACGACTGACAATACGCCCGTATTGCCAATTTTTGATACAACTTCTGGCGATGAGCAAATTCAAGTTACTTTTCCAGATCATGGCCAAACGGCAGGTAGCACATTCTCTATTGTCACGCCGACGCTTGTCGGCGGAATTTTAATCTTTGGCAATTACGTTGTTATTGAAGTTGTCAGTTCAAGCGTATTTGTCATTGTTGGAGATGTTGAGGCATCTGCAACCGCTACAGCCACGCTTAACGGCGGTCGGGCTCGGTACATCTACAGCTATGGATTAGGCGCTATTCCAGCCGGCACAGGTTATGGCGTTGGCGCATACGGCTCAGGTGGGTTTGGCACCGGAACAGGCATCATCCCGGCAACCGGAGACCCGGTTAATGCCGAGGATTGGACACTTGATAACTGGGGCGAGCAGCTCATATCAAATCCAATTGAAGAGCAAATCAATCTGACTGTTACAGGAGTAACAGGATCAGGCTCTGCCGCCACGTTTACTTTCTCTCAGAATTACACGCCCGTTGTCGGCGAGTATGTGGTGATCACAAATGTGGTTCCATCTACTTATAACGGATCGTACTACGTAACTGCTTCATCCTCTGGCAGCCTCACTGTCGCATCAGCCATAACCACGGCCTATGTCAGTGGTGGTGATATCTATGTTTTCAAAACGCCATTTCAGCCTATCTTCAAATGGGACCCGCTGATTGGCCAACCGTTTTCAACCATTCTTTCGAGCGGCCCGACCTATAATGATGGCTCGTTTGTTGCCATGCCGCAAAGGCAAATCGTGTCTTGGGGCTCAACTTTTACAGGCGTACCAGACCCGCTTCTTTTGCGCTGGAGCGATGTCAATAACTACAACACTTGGATTGGTACCGTCACCAATCAAGCCGGTTCGTTCCGGCTTGCCAAGGGGTCAAGGATCGTAGGTTGCTTGCAGGCAGCTCAACAAGCTCTGATCTGGACTGATATCAACCTGTACTCCATGCAGTACATTGGGCCGCCATTCGTTTATTCATTTAACGAGGTGGGCGCCAATTGCGGACTGATTGCAAAGAAGGCTGCCGGCGCTCTTAACGGCGTCTTCTATTGGATGGGTCCTACGCAATTTTTTATGCTCGCAGGAAGTGGCGTGCAAATGGTTTCATGCCCTGTCTGGGACGTTATCTTCCAAGATCTTGATACAAACAACCTTGATAAGATTCGGTGCGCTGTCAACACTCGCTTTGCTGAGGTGACTTGGTATTACCCGACAAAAAGTAATGGCGGAGAAATTAACGCATACGTCAAGTACAACACAGCTTTGCAGGTATGGGATTACGGTTTATTGTCCCGAACGGCATGGATCGATCAGTCTGTCTTTGGTTCGCCGATTGGAGCTGATGGGAACAACACCTACATCTATCAGCACGAAGTTGGCTACAACAATGACACGTCTCCCATGGTCTCGAGCTTCACGACGGGTTACTTTGTCATGAATGAAGCAGACCTGAAGATGTTCATCGACCAGATCTGGCCAGACATGAAGTGGGGTGAATTCAACGGTCCTCAGAACGCCACGATCAATCTGACGTTTAACGTTCTGGACTATGCCGGCGCGACGCCAAAAACTTACGGCCCATTCCCCATGACTCAGTCTGTCGAGTACATCACGCCTCGATTCAGGGGTCGATTGGTGTCGATTACGCTCGAGAGCAATGATGCTGATAGTTTCTGGCGTATCGGTAACATTCGATATCGATTCCAGCAGGACGGTAAATTCTGATGAGTACTTCACTGTCAGATGTTTTGACCGCTCAGAAAAACGGCGTTGTTGGCATCAACAGCATCGCGACGTCGATGAACATTCTGGCTTCTTTGGCCTCTCCCACGAAGATGGGACAGGCAGCTATGACGGCGTCTTATGCAACCATCTACACGGTGCCAAATACGTCAACAGCCATTCTTCGCGATATTGAGATCTGCAATACCACGGCATCGCCCATAGGCATCTACGTATCGGTGGTGCCGGTTAATGGCTCTGCAGCCGCGTCAAATGCAATCTTTTTTAATGCCAACTTGCCGGGCTATAGCACCATGCAATGGACTGGCGCGATCACAATGTCATTTGGAACCACTGTTCAGGTTAAGGGATCGACTACGGGCTGCACGGTCACGGCCTCTGGAGGCTTGATCGCATGAGCACGATTTCGTTATTTCCGCCGATTGGGTCATCTACTTCCACTGCTCAGTACACGCAGTTTGGCGGCCCTACGGTTGATGCTTTTGGAAGGCTTAGAGTAAGCCAGCCTTACACTATTTTTGATAGCAAAAATAGGTTTGCAAAAGACGCTCAATTTTCAGAATCTCTTGCGGGCAGCGCCTCGATTACATACACGGCGGCACAAGCAGCCGTTAATTTGAACGTAACAACAGCTTCCGGCGATTCTGCCGTTCGTCAAAGTTTCCGCGTCATGCCATATCAGCCCGGTAAAGGTCTTTTAATTTTAGCTACCTTTGTCATGGCAACGGCAACAACAAACTTGCGCCAGCGCGTAGGTTATTTCAATGCAGACAATGGCATTTTCTTTCAATTAAATGGAACGACAAAATCATTTGTTGTTAGATCTTCTGTTAGCGGCTCGCCGGTTGATACCAACGCGGCCACACAAGCGAACTGGAATGGCGATAAGTTGGATGGCACGGGGGCAAGCGGACTTACTCTTGATCTTACCAAGTCGCAAATATTCTGGACTGACATTGAATGGCTTGGTGTGGGCAACGTCCGATGCGGTTTCATTATTAATGGCCAGTACATTATTTGCCATACATTTCAGAATGCGAACGTAAACAACACGGTTTACATGACAACTGCCGTTTTGCCTGTTCGATATGAAATCACAACAACAGGGACTATTGGCGGCGCTGCAACACTAAAACAAATTTGCTCCAGTGTTGTTTCTGAAGGTGGATATGAGCAAATTTCTCAACCTCAGGTAGCAAGAAGGTCAACATCTTTAACCGGCCTTGGCACAACATTCGTGCCTTTAATTTCAATTCGCCTTGCCTCGACGGGATACGGTGCCGTTGTTCTTCCTAGAACTCTTAACGTTTTCCCAGACTCTGCGGATGATTTTGAATTTGTTCTTGTTAAAAACCCAACTTTGACAGGCACTCCTTCTTGGAATGCGGTTCCTTCTGACGCAACGGTTGAATTTGATGTAGCCGCTAGCGGGTATACGGGCGGTGATATATGCGAGCAAGGCTATGTTGCGGCCAGCAATCAAGGCTCAGCCCCTATCTCTGAAATACTGGCTTACAACTGGGATTTGCAGTTGGGCGTTTCATTGGCACCTGCCAGTGATATCTATACTCTTGGCATTAGAACCCTTAGTGGGACCGGTGACGCCATTGGCGCAATCACTTATTGGAACTTGACGGTGTAATCATGCCCCTTAAAAAAGGAAGCTCACAAAAAACCATCAGCTCCAACATCAGTGAAATGATGCATGCTGGCCACCCGCAGAAGCAGGCCATCGCTGCCGCTTTAAATACGGCACGTAAAGCGAAAGCTTTGGGCGGTTATGAAGTCGAGACGACGACATCCGGCGGTCTGTATCAGCCTGCAAAGAAGATGAAAGAGCCGCCTTCGCCTAAGGTCAAGGCGCCTGTGACCAAGCTGCACACTGGCCCGATCCATAGTCATGTTGCCGGTCGGACAGATCATCTCCCCATGCATGTTCCGAGTGGCTCCTATGTAATTCCCGCCGACATTGTCAGCGCCATGGGCGAAGGCAACACAATGGCCGGATTCAAGCAGATGAAAATCATCTTCGGGGGCACGCCGTACTCTGGCCCGACGAGCGTTAAGATGGGTGGCGGCCCTTATGGCTCCAATCTGCCCGGTAAGGCTAATGGCGGTGAGTCAGAATCGGTCCCCATCGTTGCGGCTGGCGGCGAATATGTTGTATCACCCGAGCAAGTTCGCATGGTTGGCGAGGGCGATCTCGAACTTGGCCATCGCGTGCTAGATGAATTTGTGAAGAGCTATCGAAAGAAAACTATTAAGACACTTCAGAAACTACCCGGACCTAAAAAGGATTGAATATGGAAGACATTCTTAAAAACATTAAAGTTGATGCTGAAGGCTTGCGCATTCGCGCTGGTCGACCTGAGGATCTTGATGAGATCATGCAAATTGCCACGCTGGCTTGTGATGAGAACGGTTTTTTAAATCCTAATCCGCAAAAACTAGCGGCAGAAATTTACCCGGCCTTGTGCTTTAACTACGGCATCGTAGGTTTGATCGGCAAGCCCAACGATAAAATTGAAGGCGTGGTCCTTCTCAGGATCGGCACCATGTGGTACGCCGACGATTATGTCGTTGAAGAAAAGGCCATCTTCATACACCCTGATTTTAGAAACGCAAAGGGTGGTCGAGGGCGTAAACTTTGCGAATTCAGCAAGCGAGTTGCTGACACGCTTGGAATACCGCTTATCATTGGTGTATTGTCGAACAGCCGCACCGAGGCCAAAGTTCGAATGTATGAGCGCCAGTTTGGTAAACCAAGCGGTGCTTTCTTCCTGTATGGGGCGAAGACCGGGAAGGAAAACAGACGGGAGCACTGATTCATGGGCGGCAAAAGTTCAACTTCAACCCAAACAGTCCAGATCCCACCAGAGGTTCTGGCTCGATATAACGCGGTCAATGCGCGTGCCGAGCAAACTGCAAACATTCCGTTTCAGCCTTACTCGTATGACCCGTCCGCTTTTGTCGCCCCTCTCACGCCGACTCAACAAGCCGGCATTTATAACGTCAATCAAGCCTCTGGGCTTGCTCAGCCTTATTTCACTGGCGCGCAGTATCAGCTCGCCGGCGCCCAACAAGCCGCCATGCCTTTTTACATGGCCGGCGCTCAGAATATCGGCTATGGGCAAGACATTGGCGCTGCTCTCGGCACGCAAGCCGGGCAAGCCTTTGGCGGCGCATATGGCTCCGCACAACCTGCTCAGCAGGCCGCCCTTGGGCTTACTGGGGGTGCCGCAGGGGCAG